CAGTTGCGGCTGCAATGCAAAATAGATATGGCTGGGATGAAATCGCACGTACTGGTGACGTGCCTTCAGTGTTGCGTCACGGTGGTGGATTGCACCCTATCGGGCGTTATCTCCGTAGAAAATTACGGGAAGAAATGAATTTTGTGGATTTGAAGGGAGGTGATACTGGTGTCGTCACGTTCAATAGGTCGGTGGAATTGCAAGCTTTGTATAAAGCTTTCAAACCTTCTTCGTCGTATCCGACGTTCGCGGATTGGCGTGAAGAGCAGAAGTTACAGCAGATAAAAAATGCTGAAACTCGTCATAAAATCTATTCTAGTAAGGGGTCGCTATGAAGCGTAGTAAGTTTTCTCTCTCTCATTATAAGTTGCTGTCATGTGACATGGGGGAGCTTGTTCCTGTTGGTCTTGTGGAGGTATTGCCTGGAGATAGTATACAGCATAAGACGTCCGCTCTTGTGCGTGTGTCGCCCCAGCTTGCTCCTATCATGCATCCGGTCGATATTACTATACATCACTGGTTTGTTCCTCATCGTTTGGTGTGGGATAATTGGGAGAAGTTCATTACTGGTGGGCCCGATGGTATGGACACCAGCGTCTTTCCATACTTTACCGTTGGTGGAGGTGTTGCCGAAGGGTCATTGTCGGATTATCTCGGCATTCCTCCTACCGGTGGTTCTACTACCTTTTCTGCTTTGCCGCGTCGTGGTTATATGTTGATCTGGAATGAGTGGTATCGTGATCAGGATTTGCAGACTGAAGTTCCAGTTTCTAAAGCTGACGGATTGGATACTACGGCGGCGTCATTACAAAATCGTTGTTGGGAGAAGGATTACTTTACCTCTGCACGACCCTGGCCGCAGAAGGGGCCTGAAGTTACTCTTCCCCTCGGTACTACTGCTCCTGTTCTTGGTCTTGGGATTGCTTCAGCTGATAACACCCCTGGTGGTACGTCAGTTAATGTGAAGGAGACGGTGGACGATGTTGTTTATGCCAAGGCATGGCAAGAGACTGATGATATCCGTATTGAAGCGGTGGACGACGCTGGTACTTGGCGTCCGGCTGTCTTTGCTGATCTTTCCGATGCGAGTGCAGCGTCTGTTAATGACTTGCGTAAAGCTATGGCCTTGCAGCGTTACACGGAAGCTCGCGCCCGGTATGGGAGTAGATATACAGAGTATCTCGCATATCTCGGTATTCGGTCATCTGATGCTCGTTTACAGCGGCCCGAGTATCTTGGTGGTGGTCGTCAGAAGTTGCAATTTTCGGAAGTCCTTCAGACTGGTGTTACCACTGATGGGGATGATGAAGAGGGTGTAGGTAATCTCCGTGGTCATGGTATTGGTGCGTTGCGTTCTAATCGGTATCGTCGGTTCTTTGAGGAGCATGGGTATATCTTTACGCTTATGTGCGTCCGTCCAAAAACGATTTATGCTAATGGATTGCCTCGTACATTCAATAGGCGTACGAAGGAGGATTTCTGGCAAAAGGAATTGGAGCACATTGGACAGCAAGAGATATTGAAAAAAGAGGTGTATGCGGCGTCAGCTGATCCTGACGGCACGTTTGGTTACCAGGATAGGTATGATGAGTACCGACGCGTGGAGAGTACTATCGCCGGTCAGTTTCGCAGTAGTCTTGATTTCTGGCATTATGCTAGATTGTTCGGGACTGAGCCCGCGTTGAATGCGGCGTTTGTTAAGTCTGATCCCACTGAGCGTGTCTACGCTGTTGCTGGTGATGAGGATGTCTTGTGGGTGATGTGTAATCACTCTATTCAGGCGCGGCGTATGGTTGCTAAAACTGGGTCTAGCTTTATTTTCTGAGGTGTGTTATGTCTAAGAAGTCCCGTCGTCATAGGGATGTAAAGGTTCGTCATGAGCATCTTGACCCCACTCCAATCGCGTTACCTGTCGGTCTTGACCGCCCACCCTCCATGGCTGAGTTGGTACAGCGATACGTTAGAACTGCCCTTTCTCAGCATGCAGCTGATAGTGGACACGAAACGTTTGAAGAGGCGGATGACTTTGATGTGGATGATGACCCTGAGATACGTACTAAGTACGAGTTAGATGAAGGAGATTTGTATTATGGCCGCGACGAAAGAAGAACTACTCCTGGAGAGGAGCGCATTGGCGAAGCAAGAAGAAAAGCTGAAGAAAGATTACGCGGCAGTGGGTTTCGCCTTGCGGACGGTTCAAAGAAATCTGAACAGCCTAAACAACCAGCTGGCGGGAATGCTGGAAGTGAGCCACCTAAAAAAGTGAGCTCTACGCCCGGTCAAGGGTCTTAAGCGAAGCGTCCCTTGAGGGGGCGGACGGTAGTTACCCTATCGCCGTCCCCTCTTCCATTTGGAAAGGGGACTGCCTGCCCGGCGAGGGCTCTAGACGTCTTCGAAAAATTCTCTGACGTCTGCAAACCAGTGCACTTACTTGATGTGCACTATGCTAGGTGACACCGAATGGCACATGGAAGGTCGAGCGGTCGTGGGCGCGTTCCCAATAGGAATGCTAACCGGAGGTTGCCCCACCCTAATCAGTATACTGAGGCGTTCTATCGTTCTTTGTTGGATCGCTCGTACCTTCGTTACATAGATCTGACGTCGGTCGAGGATCGTCGCAGATATCATCCTCAGACGTTCGATCGAGACTATCCGGCTGGCCCAGCGCCTCGAGGGCTGGTCGGCCGGCCGCGAATCTTGATTGTGCCTGAGGGTCACCGGCTGGCGCGAAAAGCGCCGTGGAAGGCCACTAGACGGCTGCCGGATGTGCTCTATGGTTTGTGGCAGGAGCAGCGTCGTTTTCCGTTCGATGAAATGATGTTGCAGCGTCAACGGGTGCATTATGGTGTGCATGATGTATATGCCGACGATCACTTGTCCCGCCGTGTTGGTTTCTCGCATCCATGGCAAGTTATCGTGTGCGTCCGTCGTAAGCGGCGTCGGGAAGTATTGCATGCTTTGCGTAAGACTGGTCGTGGTGGATCAAAGCAGCGTAAGCCTCGTCGTAATTTCTGGTCAGAAGTGAGGTGTTAAGATGGGTTTCCTTTCCGATATAATCGGCAATGTATTGGATGTCGGGGCGAATATTTGGGGCCACGAAAAGGAGGAGGATTGGCAGTCCAAGGTGTTGCACAATTCTATTAAGTGGAGAGTGGAAGATGCAAAGCGCGCTGGTATCCATCCTCTATATGCCATTGGCGCTCCATCTATGTCTGTCTCAACGTCGGCGTTTAATACGGGTGGAGCGTTTTCCGAGATGGGGCAGAACCTTGCACGGTCGCGCATGGCTAATGCAGATCGTGCTGAGCGCATGGCTGCTGCGCATGAGGCAGTTACAGCTGCCGATAGTGAGGCGCAGCGATTACAGCTTGATAATATGCGGTTACAGAACCAAATGCTTGCGTCTCAAATAGCTCATTTTAATTCTGCGCAAGTTGGTCCGCCGTTCCCAAGTATGGGAAGCACGCCTGGGCTAGGTGGTTCTGATCGTGTGCAGCCTGTGCCTGCAATGCCTACTATTAATTCACCGTATCATGCTGGCCGTGAGGCGGGCAATGTTACTGATTTCGCTTATTCTCGTACTGCGGACGGCGGTTTGGTTATTACGCCGTCACAGGATGTAAAAAATCGGATTGAGGATAGCCCATTGGAGTGGGCGTGGGCGTTGCGTAATGGGATTATTTCTAATTTTAGTAACTCGGGTACTCCGAGTACTCGTGAGTTTCCTCTTCCGCGTGGGTTTGAGTGGAAGTGGGATTGGGATCGTCAAGCGTATTATCCGTTTAATCGGTCTACTGGAGAATGGATCAACTCGGGCCGTCGCCGTCTCCAGTTCGGTCGCGACAGAGGCCCTACATTTGGATGGAGGAATTAAGATGCGGTTTCGTCGAAGAGGTCGTGTTGGTCGTCGTCGCGGTATGCGTCGCGGTCGTCGTCGTGGTTTCAGTCGGCGTCGTTCTTTTTCTAGGCGTGGTGCTCGTCGCATCCGGATAGGATATCGGATGTAGGTATGATGTGTCGTAAGCCCTTTCACATGCGTGGCGCGCAGTTTGGTTGCGGTCAGTGTATGCCGTGTCGTATCAATCGGCGTCGGTTGTGGGCACATCGTATTTTGTTGGAAGCGCTCACGCACGCTTCCAACTCGTTTCTAACTTTGACATATAGAGAGGTTCCTGATGGCGGGTCGTTATTACCGCGTGATTTGCAGTTGTTCCTCAAAAGATTGCGCAAGGGAGGAGCTTTCCGTTATTTTGCTGTCGGAGAATATGGCGATCTTACGGGACGTCCCCACTACCATGCCGCGTTGTTTGGAATTGGACCTGAACACGGTGAGCGGGTTGAGGCCGCTTGGGGATTGGGCCATGTAATGCTTGGTGATTTAAATTTGCAGTCCGCGAATTATATCGCGGGTTATGTTACTAAGAAGATGACAAAAAAATCGGATTTTGAGGATGGTAGATACCCTGAATTTGCCCGCATGTCTTTGCGACCCGGTATCGGAGCGCGGTCTATGCAGGCAGTTGCGGCTGCAATGCAAAATAGATATGGCTGGGATGAAATCGCACGTACTGGTGACGTGCCTTCAGTGTTGCGTCACGGTGGTGGATTGCACCCTATCGGGCGTTATCTCCGTAGAAA